CCTCGCAGACCACGCAGACCCCGCAGACCCCGCAGACCTCGCAGACCACGCAGACCACGCAGACCCCGCAGACCCCGCAGACCACGCAGACCTCGCAACTTCGTTCCACTTCTTGTTAGATATGTCATTGAACCACACAACATTGCTAGGTCTCTTGAGACCAAACAAGTCATACGTCTTCATTATCAACTCCTCGGCTAGACCCTTATCAAGAGTAAAGTCGCTTCGCTCTACATTTCTACACATTCGCTCTATAAGTTCTTGTGTTTTGTCTGAGTAACCTAATTTCGGATTTATCATATTAGTCTTGTACACGTTGGATTGATAATTCAGCGTAGTTGTACTCACGCTCGTTTTGTATCTTATAAGTACCTGTACCTATTTCCAATGTTTTGTGTTCCTCGTGGACAATAACTGCTACACCCTTCACTTTGATAGCTAATTCACCGTTTGCGCCTTCGTATATCTCGACAATATCGTCTTTTGTCTTGGGTAAAATACGGTGAGAGTGTCCTGTCACCTCTCCATAAGCTAAGGTATTATTTTCGCGCTTCTTAAACGAAGTATCTAATGTATCTATTGGTAGGAGATTTACATCTCCGTGTCTAAAGTTTTGTTTCATATATTTTATTTATTAACGGTCACGGTCATCACTTTCTGGTCCACTAAAATCATTCTCGTCGTTAGGTAATTTAGGTTCTGTATCAGCAAATACACTGTCTCCCCAAAGAACACGATTCATGATACGTTGTGACCAACCAAACTCTGGTATCTCAACCTCTACGTCTATTTGTTTTGTGTTTGGATTATACATTAGAGTGATACGGCTATTGCGAGTAATACGACCATGATTGCACACATTACATAGTGGTCACGACGGAACTTTCTAATCTCCCAACATTCATCTGTCTCTATCTCACTTATATCAAATTTATGTTTCATATATTTATTGAGAGGGGTTATAACTCTCATATCTATATACTATACCTACATGTGAGCATAGTCAACTACTGGGGTGTGGATAACTATTTACTTGCGCTGTAATCAATACTGTCTATCGCTTTAGTAAGTTTCCTCTCATCAGATAGCTCTTTATCCCATCTAGTCTTAGCCATACGCTTGTATAGCCCATTCTTCTTAGCTGTCTCTGTACGCTTCTTAATAGACTCTGCGCTATTGAGATAGCTGTTTATTATTTTTCTTCGTTCGTCTTTATTCATTTAATTTAGGGTAATTATATCGGGGATACAATTCATTCATTTTATTATAACTTTCTTCCCATGTTGGCATATCGAGCGCCGAAGAACCTGGGAAACCATACTTACGATTTGACTTTAATCTTGGCAAGGTTCGACCTTCTTCTCGTGCCCATTTTTCTATTTGTTCTTTTGTCATATTAGTTTTATTTCTGCTTCCTTAATCTCTAACTTAATGCCCTTAAAATTCTTCTCAAACTGCGTTGTAACTGCCCTAGCATCCTCATAAGTTGGGAATAGTTTATAGAACTTCCCCGTTGCGTCTACATATCTTGTCATCATCATATCGTCGCAACAGTTACATTTTATAGCGTATATTTTTTCTTTCATATTGGCTCAGGTATTATTACACCGAATTGAGCAACATGTGCTCTTATCTTTTCTACATACTCACCAAAGTCAGTTTTATTTAACTTGGAAGTACTGTTTGGTATTTTTAGTTCGACTCCTAATACCGTCTTAAACTCTGCTGGTAAAAACATTCTCTTGAACAAATCATGCAACTCTTGCTCTGTGTGTCCTGTTTCATTCGCTATTGTCTTGTACACGACACCCCAAAGCCAAGAGTTCTGATTGTTACTCCTTACGCCAAATTCCTTTTCTATATAGACTGCGAGAGACTTGCCTTCGACACTTTCAAGATAGGACTTAACTGCTTTCTTGTTGTCGAACACAAGTTCTCCATTTATTGATTTGGCGTAAGCGATATACTTCATTTTAGTAAGTCGGGGTTTTCATAGATGTTGCCGATGATTTCAAAATCCTTGATGGTAAATAGCTGAAATCTGTACCCTCTACATTCTGCGGTATAACTACCCATGTTATAGCAAACCTCGTAGAGTTGTTTGTTAAAATCTTCACGAATTATATCCCCCTCATATATCTCCTTTCCATTCTTGTCTTTGAGGCCGGTGTATTGCATGAGAATGTAGTCTGAAATATGTTCTGCTCTTTCTCCCAACCACTTCCAATCACACTGAAGCATCCCTGTGTCTGCTGTTGTATCCCAAGCTCTAAATTTGATAGTTCTCATTTTAAGTTCTGCCACGATTGTAATTTCTCGTAGGCTTTAATTTCTTCTAATTCACGATTCTTCTTAGACTTATACGCATGTTGGATACTACCCCTAAACGGGCGTAGTGCGGCGGGCACTCTAGGTTTTAGGGATAAATATCGCTTGGACATGTTATTTATCTATTTGAAATGGGTCTGCACCGATGAACAATGCGTTCAAATCTATCTTCATAGATTCAAATTTCTTAATAATGTCTGGGTTGATTGGAGCTTTAGGGTTTACTGATACAGCATACTCAGTATCTAGCCCGCTACCTTTCTTGCTGACGATAAAGTCATATTCCTTTGGCGAACCCCACTTTGGATTCTTAATGTAGGCCTGCATGGTCGTCATGATTCCTTTCTGGGTGATTTCGAGTATCTGAATACGCTTTGCGTTCTCGTTATACACCACAAATGCCCAAAAATGCTTAATCTGCCCGTCTTTTTTAATATCCGAAGGCATAGTATCAAACATTTCTTTTGACCTTACTGGTTTGTTCTCATTGGTAAAGTATTCATATCCCACCACGGCGGATGAGAGAGCACGGAATACGTTGTCTCCCTCTTGAAACTTCATGTAGTTTCCTGTCTCTGGTAGTTTGTAATTTGCGTCTGAAAAAAAGTCCATATATTTTATTATTTTAATTTAGGGTCGTTTCCTTCGTCACCCTCTTGATAATCTACACTCATTCCCATCTCTTCCAGTTCTTGTGCTTTAGTAGAAGATGGATACTTCATCATACTTTCTAACTTCTTATAAAGTATTTTACGAGCACTTGGATTGTCTCGGAATACGCTTTCTTCTATTGTTTGTTTAATTGCTTTGTTCATATATTTGTAAGGGTTGCCGACCTTTACTCTAATATAGCATACATATATATAAGCACAACTAGGGGTGTGGATAACTTTAATCACCCTTCACGTTCAATATTTGTTTAAGTGTGGCCTCAATTTTTACCAGCCCTTTGGCGTTTTCCATCACCTCATCTATGTCTTTGTAAGCAAGTGGTATTTCATCAATAAGCACATCCGAGCGTCTGTGTTCGATTCCTACCATCGCTTTGTCAAAATCTGCCATAGTAAATTCTTTCTGTGCTTTTGAGCGAGACATCCTCCTACCTGCTCCGTGCGGTGCTGAATGAAACGACATTTTATTTTCTAGCCCAGACACTATATAACTTCTCGTACCCATTGAGCCTGGAATCATTCCTTTCATGCCTTCCTTTGCCTGAATTGCGCCTTTTCTAGTAATCCACACATTTTCATTGAAATGATTTTCAATTTGGCTAAAATTATGGTGGCAGTTTATCCTAGATACTTCAAAGTCCTTTTGGTGTCCATCTTCTTTGTAGACGGCATAGCTTATATCTTTGAGCACTCTATCCATCATTTCGTCTCGATTAAGCAGAGCAAAGTGTTGCGCCCACCTCATGTCACGAATATAGTCATTGAATAGTTCTGTACCCTCTGGCAGGTATGCAAGGTCTTTGTCTGGTAGTTGTACAAACATCTTTTCGCAGAGCTTCTGTGCCTGTTCAATGTAGTAGCAACCAATTTTATTTCCAATACCCCTTGAACCAGAGTGAAGTGTTACCCACACAACATTATCAGTATCGAGGCATATTTCGATAAAGTGATTCCCGCCGCCTAGGGTCCCAAGTTGAAAACGCCAGTTGTTAGTGCCAAACTTTTTATCCATATCAATATCTCCTGCAAGCTTTTCAAGCTCTTCTATTCTATTTTGAGCCGATTCTGTAATCTTCTGGTTGAACTTTCCAGCACTCATTGGAATAGAGCGTTCAATTGAGTGGCGAATAACTGATAAATCACCCAATTGTTCTCTGGTAAGATTAGTTTTTACCGCTATCATGCCACAACCAATATCAACCCCAACAGCAGCAGGAATTATTGCGCCCTTAGTTGGTAATACTGTACCCACTGTCGAACCCTTACCGTAGTGCGTATCTGGCATAACTGCTACATGTTTGAACAGAAAAGGAACTGAAGACGTGTTCTCAATTTGTTGCATCGCTTCTGGCTCAATATTTTCTTTAGGAATAAATGAGCATATTTTTTCGTTTATTTTATACATATATTTCAGTAACTGGTATAATTAGACTCATATGGCTCACACTTAAACTCTTCATAAAATTCAATCGCATTTTTATCCCCGTTTATCTTAAATCTTTTCACTGTAATATCATCTATTTTTTCCATGTCACCGCCACCGTTACATGAACAGCCGCTCAAATATACCCATACCAATGAACCATCTTTCAACACCCCCAAACACTGTTTATCTGTTTCATAAAACTCGCTCGCATCATTTTCTGCAATAATAACAAACTCAGAGTTATCATCTTTTGACTTTGGTAAACTGTCCCAATCCTTAGTTACTTGTTCTATTGTTTCTTTCATATATTTTTATTATTTATAAGGTCAGGGTGCAAGGATTCGAACCTTGGTTACACGATTCCAAATCGTGGGTGTTACCGTTACACTACGCCCTGCTAGTACAATTAAAACATATTCGCATATATAAGCAATCTATGCTGTGGATAACTTATTTTAATCTCTCCTCTATGATTTTTATGTACTCGGGTTCTTTTTCTATAAGGATGTAGTTACGATGTAGGTTCTTACACGCCACACCCGTGGTTCCACTACCTGCCGTGAAATCTAAAACGGTTTCACCTTCGTGCGTGTAGGTTTTAATAAGGTATTCAACAAGGGCTACTGGTTTTTGGGTAGGGTGGACACGATTTCTTTGATTGGCGTTACTGATTTCAATTATACTTTTTGGCAAAAAATCCTTATAAATTCTTTCTTTACCGTCATGGTATGCAAGTGGAGAGCTTTCACTTTTCGACTGATATGAATTTTTCTTTTCTTTTTCTCTTGGTGTCCTTATTGGGTAATAATTCGCTGTTTTTTGTGAAAATATCAAAATATTTTCATGCTTTATCATCGGTCTATATTTTGCTAATTGAAATCCCGCTGGTTTTTTCTTATCCCACACCCACTCATACTTAAACATTTTAGGATTACTCATTACTAGGGCAGACGTAAATGGTTGAGAGCCGAATAATACTATTGCCCCGTTCTTCTTAGTTACTCGTTTTAATTGCTCCCACATAGGTTCAAAAGGAATACAAGTATCCCACTTGCAGGCGGTTGTTCCATAAGGTGGGTCTGTAATAACACAGTCTATACTTCCGTCAGGAATTTCTTTCATCACCTCCAAACAGTCACCTTGTATTATACTGTTGGGTATAATCATTTCCGTGGAAAAACGTAGTAATTAAAACACGCCCCAAAATTCTTAGCTTGGTCACACTTCATTCTTAAATGATAGAGCTGTTCAGTATTAAATATAGAAAGTTTACACGCCCATGCTTTGATAGTGAGTTCTTTATATCCCGCACTATTACGACTTGCGTTCATCTTCTCAGCGAAGTAAGAGATGAGGTCGCCCCTTTCGGTGCGGTGTGATTTTATTAGAGGAATATTATACCCTTGTAAAAGCGTTCCTATTTCCATGGCAATACAACAGAAGCGCACTTTTTTAAAAACTCGCTCAATCTGTAAGCGTCACATCTTTTAGTGTGTTTGTCCTTTGGCTTATGGCAAATACAATCTTTCTCGTTTCCTTTCATGTAATCATTCTATCATTCGCTCGGCATCAGTGCTAACTAAACTGTGGATAAGTTCCCATGCTCAGGCACACCCCTTTTCTTCCCTCATAGTCACATGATTCGAGAGGCTCCTATTGACAGACAACTATTACAGAGGTATACAGCTCATCAATGCTACATATAATATAATTAGTAACTTACAATTGAGGTCGTCCGTTGTCAGGGGTTGGACAGAGCGGACACTTTTGTTATTAAGTCAGGCGACTTGCAACTGTAAACTACCTGAGAGTCATAGTTTTTTAGGAGAATGTACTGATAGCTCCTGTTATCTGATTGTAAAAAACAAACTCACCCAATTGCGGTGAGTGAGTTAGTTCTTTTCACGACCCCGCAATGGTCACGAACATGTATAGTATAGCATATACTATGTATATTGTGTCAACTGTGGATAACAAAACCGAGCCCTGACACTCGGTTCTGCTTAAAGCTTATTCAATTGGAAGTTGAGTACTATGACTCACTTCATATATAAGTATACTATACTTTACTTTGTAAAGCAATCATCGTCAATAGGCTCTTTGTACATTTGTACTGGATTATATGGCGTTTTCTTAACGTATTCCTTATGTAACTTGTCCATACATTCTTTATGAACGTGGCCTTCTAATATTTCCTTTTGACATAATATGCAAAGCATCTATTGAGTATAGCATAGCATTGTATACTACCTGTGGATAAGTGGTATAATATAGTTGTGAAAAGGACTCTAATTAAAAAGAAAAGCCCGCAAAAGATTTCTGTTCTTAAAAGAAAATTGTGGGAAGTTTTTAGTAAATACATCCGTCAGAGGGATAACTATATTTGTTTTACTTGTGGGAGAAAAGGGGAAGGTTCAGGAATCCATTGCGGTCATTTTATTAGTAAGGCGATTGGGGGCAACGCTCTGTACTTTCACGAAGACAACTGCCATGCACAGTGCTATAACTGCAATATAAATCTAGGTGGCAACTCTTACATTTACGGCCAAAAATTAGGAAAAGAAATGTGTGATGAGCTGTACAGAATAAAAAATCAAGTGATAGAAAAGTGGGATGAACAGACATATTTAGACAAAATTGAATACTATAAAAGCCTTATTTAGAGCCATATAATTGACTTATCCACAGGCGATGCTTGCATGTAAGCATACCGTATGCTACACTAATTATGTGAGAGAAGGAAGCCTATCTCACAGAGGTACATTGAAAACTGAATAGGACGGAATAACTGCTCGCAACAGGGTAAAAGTTTCAGATGGCTTGCTGCCATCGCTGGTTTAAGAGGATGGGGACATCGTATGATATGTATATGTCGAGGTTCGCCGTGGGCGTGAGTTTACGGATTGCGTAAAACGCATTAAAAACGATTCGCATTTAAGTATTATATGTACTAACAAGTTCTCGTACAACATGAAACATAAACGTTCTATTCAGTATCCAGTGTATCTATCGATTAACAAATAATCAAAAAAATATGAACTTCACTAATCTTCAGAATCAGGTCTCACTGCTAAGTAATGAATCGCTTGCTGAGTTTACTAATGTTCTTAAGCTCACTGCTCGTGACCTAGGGAGACTCTCTTCAGAGGAAAGGGGAGTGCTGGAACAGCTAAGCAACTCTGTTGCGCATGAAATAGATGCAAGGGTTTGGAATCAAGACTAGGGCACAATCTAACTTATAACAACTTTATGAAGAAAACAATAAAAGCGTGGGCCGTGGTTTCTGGTGGCGATTTGTGTGCAAACTGGGTCGATGGACAGGTTTATGTCTATTTTACGAAAAGGGATGCAATGTCTATGCATATGTGTGATGATGTGATTTCTGTTGATATAACATATAGGAAACAAATGAAAAAGGGAAATGAGGAGAAAGAATCCTCACTAATACTAAAGAAATAAATAAAATATATGAGCACATTTAAAGGTAATCAGTATGTAAGAGTTAGCAATTGGAAACGTCTTACTATAGCAATTATTTTCCTCGCAGGTGGTATCCTGGGCACGAAAGCATGGTTCATGGTGAATCCGACGGTTAAAGTTAAAGAAGTTCCCGTTACGGTAGATACTTCGTCAGAGATGTTCCAGACTAAAATCTCCCAGCTTAAATCAGACATAGCAGACAAATTGATGGCATGTGAATCCGCAGGACTTACAGAGGATACAGGTATAATCGTATTCGACACAAACAACAAAGCGAGCGTAGGACAGTTCCAGTTTCAGAAAGCCACAGTAATTCACTACTACAAACTCCTCTACGGAAAAGACATCACAGGTAAAGAAGCAGTTATGATTGCGCTAGAGACTAAGATAGCTAAACAGCTCGCCATAGATATTATGTTCAAGACTCCAAACAAAGCGGGTAAGGATTGGGTGAATTGTACTAACAGATATAACCTAGATGCACAGATAGACCTTGTAAAGAAATTAGAAGCGTAATATAATAGATAGGCATATTTATGTCTCTTAATTGAGACGCACAGGGGGGGCGATAGCAATATCGCCTTTTGTGTTATATAATTAAGCTATGTCGGTGGAAACTAGATATGGAAATGTTGCGTGGCGCATTGAGGACAATGACATTGTTTTGATATTAACATCCCCACAGTATCTATGTCTCGGTTTGATAAGCGATGTATCAAAAAAAGTGAATGGATTTTTTAATCACAGCCTTTTGCGGGTTGAATACACAAGATGACAACAACGGCCACTCCTTTATCCCAAGCGGATTTTGAATCAAAGCTGTATAAGTTTAAAAGTGGCCAAGACCAAGTAAAATCTGAGGCTACTTATGGTTATATGGTTGAGAGCATCGAAATAAACAATGGCGTGTACTCTCACATTATGGGTATGGAATATCCTGAGAAAGGGGTTGTTTTGAGCAAAGATATATTCGCCACGAACATGATTAAGCGGCTTGTCCTAGAATCCATTAAGCTCCTCAAGTATGCTGTTCCATTGCTGGCGATATTTGTTCTATTACCTTGGAAACGAAAACTCAGAATCGTAAACTCGCTCATGTCCTCTTTTTCCAGTATCGGAATGAAGATAATGTCACCATCTCTACTCCAACATCAGCACCTCACTCCCATGGCGCAAGAGCTATTTAAGTTCCTAAATAACTTATGTAAACACTTGGGCATAGACGAAAAGGAATACACGGAGTTCAACGAGATAATTATTAACGTAATCAATTTTGACAACGCTTATCGCTATCGCATTCAAGACCTATTTGATGAGACCACGAAAGAAAAACTATCTAACCCTCGCAAGGAATTTAAGCGTTTATTAGCTATAAATCAAAGTAGGGAAGTGGTAGAATATAAGTGGGAAAATGGCACAGAGACTTCTCATTGGGACAAGGCAGGAATATGGATGGATGGCGATGTAATATTCTCCCCGCACCACAGGGTGAAAGGAAAGTTTAAGATATTCTACTTGCTATTCTCGCTCATACTTGCTCACCCTAGAGTTAAAAAGGCCTATCTGTTAGCTTTAAATGATTTAGACCTAAGCAAAGTACAAATGGACAAAGCTGATTGGTTCTGGACTTGCGTAAGGGATGGATACCTATATCACGGTATGACCAAGAAAGAGAGGTATATGGCTATCAATAACCTAAAGTATGTAATTCCTACTAAAATTATGTTATAATACTTCCATGGTTACTTTCTTTTTAATTCTAATGGTCGCGGCAGCATTTATCGCATTATTCATTTTAGCTTTTAACTTTTATGACACATTCACAGAAGAAGAAAAGAAAAGTATCATTGAGGCTTGGAGAAACCGAATTAACGACGGAGCTTCGGGTAATTCAGTACAGTAAAATCGCCCTAGGAATTGTTTGTGGGATTCTACTGTTAGTTTTAGTAGTAAATATCATCAAAATAGCTCATAATACATCTATAAATTCATGCCAGTACATAAAGTAAAAGGAGGTTATAAATGGGGTAAATCAGGAAAGGTTTACAAATCAAAAGCTAAGGCAGTTAAGCAAGCTATAGCAATTTACGCTAGTGGCTATAAGAAGAAATAACATGTTTGCTCACCCTTACAATTTATTCGTCGAATCATTCTGCTTTTCAGTAGACCGCAAACCTACTATGTTAGGTAGACTTATCTTTGGGGCTGGTGCATTTAATAGAACAATAAATCGTGTTGTATTCTTTCCTAAGCATATCTATGAGTACTTAAGAATATACGACCGTAAAGACCAGTGTAGCCCAAGATGGCAGATTTCATTTGGATTTAACTGTAGGCAGAGAAATGTTTTTTCTAACTCTTTGCTCCACTGTGTGTATTTGTTTATTAAAAGACTAATAACAGGAAGATAAATATGCCAGCAGGAAGACCAAAACTATTAAACGATGAATTGCTTGAAAAGGCAAGAACTTATCTATCTAATTTACCAGAAGATGAGGTTGTTCATTCTATTGAAGGTTTGGCTTTATATGTAGGTATCGCAAGAGACACTGTGTATGCTTGGGAGAAGGAACATCCAATATTTTCCGACATCGTAGGTGCTGTGAGAGAAAAACAAGCTAAAAAACTAATAAATGGCTCACTAGATAACAAATTAAATGCTTCTATATCAAAGATGATGCTAAGTAAACATGGCTATCGTGAAGCTACTGAAACAGATATTACAAGTGGTGGTGAGTCTATTAGTCCAATACTCGTAAAGTTCATAGATGGAAAATAAAGAAATACAAATACCTATTGAGTATAAAGGTCTTTTCGACACTACATGGCGTGAGGCGGCTATTTATGGCGGTAGATTCTCATTGAAATCTCATACAGTAGCTCGTTACTTACTTATAAGAGCGAGAATGAAGAAGACTCGTGTAGCTTGCTTTCGTGAGTTCCAAAACTCTATTACCGAATCATCACATCAACTCCTTGCTGACCTTATTAAACAATATGGATTAACTGATTTTGAAGTAACTAATAACGCAATAGTAAATAAGATAAACGGCTCTGACTTCCTTTTCAAAGGACTTTACTTAAATGAACAGAGTATTAAATCAATCGAAGGTATTGATATAGCTTGGGTCGAAGAAGCTCAAACGGTGTCAAAAAGTTCACTTGAAGTCCTCACGCCTACCGTGCGTAAAGATGGCTCGCAGATTATCTATACTTATAATCGACTATTAGAAGATGACCCTGTACACCAGAGACTAGTTATCGAAGGCCGCCCTAATACACTTGTAATCAACGTAAACTACGATATAGCATTGAAGTATGGTTGGATGCCAGAAGTATTACGTTTAGAGATGGAAGACGATAAGATTAAACGCCCTTCACTCTACAATCATAAATGGCTTGGGGCTCCTAACAGTATGGAGCGTAAGATATATCGTGACTGGGCTATTATTGAAACTCTACCACATGAAGCTAGACTAGAACGATATGGTTTGGACTTCGGGTACACAAACGACCCTACGGCTATAGTTGGTATATATAAATACAACGGAGCGTATATCCTAGATGAGAAATGTTACACAAAGGGTATGAGTAATCGCCAGATTGTCGATACGTTGAAAGCGATGGAGCAAGCACTCGTAATAGCTGATTGTGCTGAACCTAAATCCATAGACGAAATTAAGAGTTATGGAATAAATATACTTCCAGCAGTTAAGGGTGCAGGCTCTAAGACAAGAGGTATTCAATATGTTCAAGACCAGAAAATTAGTATTACCAAGTCCTCAACAAACCTGTTACAAGAGTACCGCACATATCTATGGAAATGCGACAAGAATGGTGTTGTCATTAATGAAGCAGAAGATGGTAACGACCACACAATGGATGCTATTCTCTATGCCTTCAATTCATTTAAGCCAAACAATAGTAGTATTGAAGTAAAGTTAAGAAACCAATTTCAGAGGAATATTAATCGAACAGATTATAATGATGCACACTAAGTTTACATTGAGATATAAGTACAGACATTACAGAGATATGTTCTTTTGGTATCTGTTGCGTGTACGTTGCTGGATATTTGGGCATAGACCTAACTACGATATTGTCGGTGATATCTGCAAGCATTGTGATGAGCCTCATAAAGAATCGACGATATGTTTGCATTGTAGAAAGTGGCTGCCTTTACACACACTAATACATACCATATGAGCTTATCAAACAAACAACAGAAAGAGTTAGCATTTCTTATTAAGTATAAGAATATTCAAGGTGTGACTGACGATGAGATTCAGGCTTATTTTGACTACACCGTGAAAGGTAAGGGCGACATAGATAAAAACAATAGATTGTTCCTCGCCAAGTGGTCTCTAGATGTCATGGTTAAAATGTGGAGAGAGGATATAACGAACGGATTGTTTGGTGTTCAAGAACTAAAGGATGATTTCAATGATGAGTACTTCAATGAGCTTATGGACTCAATAGTTAAGAGCGTAACACCAGAATATAGGAGAAAGGTACTGAGCAAGGGAGAAGGAAGTGTTCTTTCGTTTACCAATTTCCCCAAGGTGTTACAAGTATGGCGTGATATGTTATAATTATCAGATATAATAACCAAATTCTCGGTGGGACGAGAACATGGATAAAACATTAGAACCACAAAACGGTGTCGCACAACTAGTTCGTAAGCAAGAGCAGGATTATATTTCCAACACTCCTACCTACATATCAAAGTATGTTTCTTTTGACCTATATGAGAACCTGAATAAGATAGAAGCCTATATCAATTCTAAGCACGTTTCAGGTGAAACAGATTCACTAGGAAGGCCAAAGCCGTTCTTTAACATTGTAAGAGCGGCGAGAAACATTTGGTATCGTGCCACAGACCTAGACCGTAAGAACTTTAGAATCAAGAGCAAAAAGAATAGCCAGTTGATAGCTTCTTATCTCGCTAATGCCAAACTGCACGAGTGGATGAACCGTGAAAACTTTGGGCAGTTCCTAAACGATTGGGGACTTAGTTTGGCTACCTATGGCTCGTCAGTACTTAAGTTTGTAGAGCAAGATGGTGCTTTACATTGTAAAGTAATGCCTTGGAACATGATGATTATAGACCCAATAGACATTGATAAAGCTCCTGTTATTGAGATACTCGAACTTACGGAAGATGAGCTTCGCCAACACCCTGGATACGATAAGGATATGGTAGAAGCCCTCTGTAATACAAAAAAGGCTCGTGAGTCTCTTTCAAAGCAGAAGAAAGACAATCGTGCCAACTATATTAAACTTTATGAGGTACACGGAAAGATGCCTTTGTCTTACATTACAGACGATGAAGCTGATGAGGATACTTATGTTCAGCAGATGCATGTTATTTCATTCGTAGCGGGAAAGAACAAAGGTGAATACGATGACTTTACTCTTGTTAAGGGAAGAGAAAAGAAGTCACCATATATGATTACTCACCTCATTAAAGAGTCCACGAGAGCTGTCGGTGTTGGCGCGGTTGAATCATTATTTGAGAATCAATGGATGGTAAATCATACAGCTAAAGCAATTAAAGACCAGCTTGACCTTGCTTCTAAGCTCATATTCCAAACCTCTGACGGTAACTTTGTAGGTCAAAATGCTATAACAGCTATCGAGAACGGGGATATTATGATTCATGCGGTTAATGAGCCTTTGACTCAGTTGCAGAACAATTCACACGATATTACTTCTCTTCAGAACTTTGGAGAGCAGTGGAAGGCTCTTGGAAATGAAATTGCTGGTATATCAGAGTCGATGCTTGGAAACAACCCACCGTCAGGAACTGCGTGGAGGCAGACAGAAGCTCTCCTACAAGAGTCCCATTCTCTATTCTCTCTTATGACCCAGAACAAAGGTTTGGCGTTGGAAGAAATGGGTAGGAAGTTCATCATCCCTTTCATTAAGACTCAGTTGGATACCAAGGACGAGGTGGTAGCCACACTCTCTGATTACGGAATAGATAAGATAAACATGCTTCACATCAAAGATGAAGCAAACAGGATTCGTAACAAGATGATTAAGAATGTGCTTTTGAATGGTTCAGTAGATGAGCTTGCGCAGATTCCGACAGTAGAACAAGCCCAAGCGCACGTTAAAAGCCAGATGGAACAACTTGGCGACCAGAGATTCATTAAGCCCTCTGATACAGACGACCAGACATGGAAAGATACATTTAAGGGCTTTGAATGGGACTGCGAGTTTGAGATTACTGGCGAGAACGAAGACAAGCAGCAAGCTCTTACAACACTCAATACCACTCTCCAGCTTATCCTCGCAAAGCAAGGCCAGCCATTCACACCTACAGAGCAACTTGTACTCAATAAAATCCTATCTCTTACTGGAGAAGTATCGACCGCAGAGATAGATTCGCTCCCTTCGCCTCAAACTTCAATGCCTGCGCCCGCTGTAGCGGCTCCCATGGCATAGGAGAGGTCGGTGGATTATCAGTTTAATCAAATAAAATCATGTATAAAACTCCAATGACTAAGGCTGCTATGAAGAAGATGAAAGAACGCAAAGAGCCAAAAGGTCATGAGAAGAAAGAAAAATGTCCGATGTGCGGTAAGTAATTATTGGTGGGTAATAATAAATAAATGTCAAAAGAAATAAAGAAGCAAGCACGACGTATCCGTTATACAGATGCTGAACTGAGCGTTATTAAGAACTCGTTTAGCGAGGGTGACGATATTATTCGGGTCATTCGTAAAGCATTTCTACAGATTCCATTCGACAAGATAGATATGGTGACTGTAGAGAAGATTCGCACTAGCAAGGAGCTTATGGGTGTTATCCGTAAGTCTTTCCTACCTACGATTGACGTAGATGCGCCACTTCACCAAGTAATTGACCTTTGGATGACTGTGGATATTAAGGAAAAATCACTCGAAGTATGCGAAATAAATATAATGGCAAGAGAAAAGCTCCTTGAATACTTAGAACAACAGTTATCTTATTTGGAAGGTGGCGATTCTGACTTGACTATCAAGTTTTCCGCACTTACGAAGGTAGGCTCAAAAGCTACCATGAAGAATACGGTCTCCAACATTATGATGCGTAATACACTTCTGGCCCACATAGAGCAGATGTTGTCACAATTCATCATATTGGCAGGAGATAAGGGAGAAACAGTCGAGGAAACAAAAGAGAGGTTGATGAAGGACTCAACAAAGTAGCTTTACAAAGTAAAGTTATGTTATAATTAACAGTAATTGGTGAGATAGTAACACCTAAAAACTATCTAATTTATGGAAGATACAAATGTTCAAGCTGAGAACTCAAATACAGCAGAGGAAGTAGTACTTGACACTACTGAAAACACTGAGACAACAGTAGAAGAAACAGAAGACATAGAGGCTATCAAGGAACGTGCCGCTAAGGCAGAGGAACTTGCTAACAACTATAAGATTCGTGCAGAAAAGGCAGAAAAAAAGGCTAAGGAAATCAAACCAGAAACCAAATCTGCCACATCTCTATCAACTAAAGATGTTTTCGCTCTAGTAGAAGCTAAAGTGTCCGAAGATGATGTTACAGAGGTGGAGGAGTTCGCTAAGTTCAAGGGTATTTCTATATCAGAAGCCCTAAAGACTTCGACTCTTAAAGCAATATTGGCAGAAAAGAAAGAAAATCGTCAGGTTGCATCAGCTACAAATGTTGGTACAGCGCGACGCAGTTCTACTAAGGTATCCGACGAGACTCTCTCAGACAAAGCTTCTAAGGGAGAACTCCCAGAATCAGATGAAGACCTAAGACGTCTAGTCCGTATTCGTAAGGGTATCAAATAGCCATCGGTGGGATTATTAAATTTAGTCCCCTGTCGTACAAATTAAAATAAAAAACGACAGAAATTATTATGGCTTCAACAGGAGCAAACACAATTAGTACAAAGACCTATCGTGACAAGTATCGCTTGGCGGCACTTGACCAGATTCTTAGAGCAGGTCTCGTAGCAGAGAAGATTTGTATGGTAGACCGCAGCGATGCAAAGACCATTCAATCACCTTATGGTTCACAACCTACAACAGTAGTTAGTGCATTGACAGGTACATACGCAGTAGCAGATTACACCACCACAGACTCAACATTGACCGTTGCTGATGAGTTCAAGGTAGCAGAACAGGTTTACGATTTCGAGAATACTCTTGGAAATTTTGACCTATTCGCGAATCGTGCAGATGAGCAGATGTATTCAGTTATGACATCTATTGATTCATATGTTGTAAACGCCCTCGCACTTGGCGGTACAGGCGCATACACAACCCCAACAGGAGGTTTCACTACAGCAGCAAACGTTGGTGTTATTATCTCAAACATCATCTCAAAGCTTTCAGGCTACGCAGATGTGTATAAGGGTATGTATGTAGTCGTTGAAAACACAGATTTGACAGGTATTATTCAATACCAATCAACATCTGGTTTCTCATACGCAGACGCAGTCCTTAACAACGGTTTCGTCACATCCATCATGGGTGTTGATGTATATGTTGTTAGAACAGGTACATTCGTAACTGGCACAGTTGGTACGCTTACATTCGCAAACTCTGGTTGCAGACTTGCAGGTGTTAAGAACGTTGCTACATATGCAGCACCAAGAGGTGTTCAGTTCGAGGAAAAGGGCGTTTCAGGCAAGACAGGAAAGGAAGTGGTCACTTACGGATACTGTGGAGTTAAGGTTTGGGGTGCTAAGGCAGCTTTGACCATCAAAATTACACTCGCATAGTCGTTATCCCTCTCGTGAGGGGTACTCTGAGCATTTCCCCACCGAGGTGTTCAGAATATCCCTCAGAAGAGGTAATTATTAACATAATAATAAAAACACTATGGCACAAAGTAATGGTCTCAACCCAGAATTTGGAGGTTCAGTAAAAATTGGAGCAGGTACATTTAACACCGTCGGCGGTGCTACAGGCATCGGTCTTCTCATGGGCTCTACGACTCTCGTTGACTTCGGTATTTTTTGGGGTGCGGGCACTCCTTCGATAACCGCAGGCAGAGGTTCGTTGTATCTCAACACGCTCGGTTCTTCAACTTCTACTCGTTTGTATGTTAACTACGGCGGCACAGCAGGCTGGCACGCAGTTACGACAGCGGCTTAAGCATTCTTAGTCTCCCTTTACGGGGAGATTATAGAGTGCTTTATCAAATAATATTAAATTAAATGTCATATCCATTCGCAATAACAGCAAATGATTGTGTAGCAGTATCAAAGAGCGATTCAGCCGTATTCACTCCTGGTACTGTATTCGTAGGCTATGCAGGAACAGCAACTATCGTTTCCGCAAACGGTTCCACTGCTGCCTTCTTCGTACCAGCAGCACAAATCATTCCTGTACACACAAAGATGATTCTTTCCACAGGAACCACAGCTACAGGCTTCGTAATCATGTATTAAACCTATGGTTTTTTCAGATACCGTAAATAATCTAGGTCTGGTCCAGCAAGTGCGACAACTTTGTCGTGTCGATTCCAACCAGTGGGCGACTTCTAAGATAGTAAATTCTGTAAATAATTATCTTGATACTGTTGCGGGATTCGCTATAGCTAAGGATAGGCGTTTTCAATGGGACGATACAAACCACACCAAACTTCCGATTGGAACAACTAATCTGGTAGCTAATCAATCAGATTATTCATTCTTGACTGACGAGCAAAGTAATAGGATTTTGACTCTTACTCGTATTGAGTGGAAAGATTCCTCGGGTTCGTGGCATAAGTTAGATGAGTTAAATGAAAACGATGAAAACAGACCATTAGATACTGTAGTTGTCGCTGGTAATCCGACTGGGTATTACAAGCTTGCTGACAACATTATTCGCCTTAATAGGCTTCCTACAGCTTCTGTTACGGCTGGGCTAAAGTTCTACTTCCAAAGGACACCATCATACTTTACGGCTTCGGATACCACAAAAGAGCCTGGAGTCGCTGCAACCCTGCACAGAGGATTTGTTATCGCCGCAGCTTATGATTGTGCTTTGACTCTTGGTCTACAAAACCTATCAGCTCTTTCGTTGGAAATGCAGAGAGAACAAGCAAAGATGGAACAGTACTTCGGGGACAGGAATCAAGATATTAAAAAGCGCATGAGTCCTTCTAGGGAACGCAACGATTAATATGGCAATCACCAACGTATCAAAACCAACAACATCATTAAGCAACTCCGCCAAAGTGAGCATTGGAGAGACGTGGAACAGCATCACGACTAATTGGAATACCGAGACGCGAAGCTGGGCAATGGTGAGCCAACTGTTATCAAATGTGTCTAAGCAAAGTTCGACTATTACCAACGTAAGCAAACCTTCATAACATGTCTACATCTATAACTACAATCCAAGGAACGGATTTGATTACGAATAGTCGCACAGACATAAATAACAATTTTGCTTCCCTTAATACGAACAAAATAGAAACCGATTATCTCGATACTGATACTACCTTAGCCGCAAACTCCGACTCTAAAATTGCAACTCAAAAAGCCGTAAAAGCTTACGTTGACGCAGGGGGTAATCAGAATGCTTCAGAAACGACTCGTGGTATCGTCCAAGAAGCTACAGATGCACAGACTACCGCAGGAACCGCCACAGGAAGCACGGGAGCTAAGTTATTCGTCACTCCAGCTAAATTGTCTACACTTCTTACCGCTACATATCAGCCTACTTCGGTATTCACTTCAGGACAGACCACTTACGATACATCCACCGCTTCAGGAACACAGACAATCACTCATGGCCTTGGCAAGACGCCCAAGAGAGTCACTTTCAATACCATGTGGTCAGGTAACACCGACTGCTTCTCTAAGTCAGATGGCGTGTTCGACGCAAGTGGTAATAGCTGTATCTATATGATTCACGACGTAAGTGACCAGACGGCGAGAATAAACAGCTCCAATACCTATGCACTTAAATTCCGTGAAAATACCGCAGACACGAACAATCAGCAGGGCGTAGTGACGGTAGGTTCGACTTCCATTACTATCACATGGACAAAGACTGGCTCGCCTACTGGAACTGGATATATATTATGGGCCGCACAAGCATAACATGGGAAAAATACAAGAAATAAAAGTTAATAATTTCTCTGGGGGCATAGCGGATTCGCCACGCAAACCTTCAGCTTCCGAGTTCATCATCTCGAAGCATTTTGACATTCACACTGACCCGATGAAGCTTGTACCATATCGTTCATTGGAAGCTGATACTAACGACGGTTCTACTGCTACTGGAATGAAACAGTACGCCGTTAAAGACTTCTTGTATGCTTCGGCCTCTTCAAAACTCTATGGTCTTGGCCAGAACGCTTCTGGTTATCCGAAAGTCGTTTACAAAGCAGACGCCACGACTGGTAATTGGACGTTGCCAGCAAGCTCAGAAGGAAATGGCGCTGTTTGGAATGGTTGCTTTTTTGAGTTCAAAGATTATGTGTGGTTCTTGCAAGGAACGAACCAATTAGCAAAGTGGGGCGTATTGTCTGGTTCACCTTCAATCACGAATACTGTCGCAACCGTCGGAGCAACTATCACGAGCGTCGCAAATGGAATAATCGCTGCTGATGCGAATGCGTATTTTGCCTATAACAATGTCATTGTGAGAATAGCACCAGGCCTTACAGTTACCGATTCTGCGAAGACTGTCCCAGATAATTATAAAATCACTTCTTTGTGTAATTTCGGTAACTACATGGCTATCGGATGTGCGCCAAAGAACTCCTTTAACGGCGTCAGTAAGGTTTTCATATGGAATTTGGCCTCTGACCTATTCACAGAGACTTTAGACTGGGGTGAAGGAGATTTGAGGGTCTTGGAGAACATCGAGGGAATGCTCGTGGGAGTGACAGACCGCTATCTAAACAACGCTACAGGAGCAGGTAAGGGCTCACTGATTATCCAAGGATACTCTGGCGGAACCCCGCAAGTCCTAAAAGAAGTATTTACAGCGAAATTGACAAACGTGACTGTACCAACAGCTAAAGCGGTGAAGAATAATCGTCTATTCTTTGCGGCTAAGATATTCACCAATACTACAGGCACAGAATATAACGAAGGTATATGGTCTTTTGGTCGTAAAAATGCGCAATATCCTTTTACGCTCACGCTCGACATCATAGACGAGAATATAAATACATCAGGGATACAAGGTTTCAACACTGCAGCTAACTATTTCTTCATAGCTCATTCGGCTGACGGTTCGATAGATAAGACTGATGATGCTTCTACATATTCATTTACTTCTATACTCGAAACGCAAATATACAATATCGGTGATGCTTCTGTAACGCACGCTTTAAGGTCGTTTTCAATCATAACAGCACCTATTGTAACAGGAACAGTGACAGTAAAATTTAAAGTAGACGCAGACGCTAACTGGACTACCATTGGTTCCTATTCAACGACAGGTGGTCTCGGTAGAGATTTCTATAACATTGAAGCTTCACAGGCAGATTTCCCTTCATTCGGGGAGATACGCTTTAGGATTGAAAGCACTGGCGGCGCAGAGATTACGGCGTATTCGTTCCGTACAGAGGACTTAATTGGCTCAATATAACATGGACACAAACACCCAAGAACAAATAGCTAAGTTACAAAGCCAGATAAATGATTTGGCTGGCGCTTTCTACAAGAATAACTTTTCTTCTGCTCAGACCTTCACCAAAACCAGCGAGTTCACCACAGCGCTTAAAGTACCCATATACACTACTCTTCCGAATTGTGAGCCTGGACAGATTTGTGCTTACTCGACGGGTGGAACTTACAAGTTGATGATAGCCACCGATAATAACGTGTGGACCATCGCAGGGACACAGGCGTAGCAAAATGTTATAATTAACCAATAAAATGTCTATAATTTCTAAAATAGGTGGGGCGATAAAGAAAGCAGCTAAGGTCGTATCAAACTTTGTAGGATTTTCTCCGCTCATAAAAAACACAGTAGGTCAGTCTGCTGCTGTATATAATGCGGGAACTAAGGCTGCAAATACCGTCAAGAATGTCGTTTCTGGCACCAAGAACACTGCTGCATTAGGTGACATACCTTCGTTTGCAACGCCAACCAATGGCTTGTCTGCACAAGCGTATGGCCCGTCCCCGATTAACTCTTCTGGCGGGGTAGGCAATGCTCAGTATGGCCCAGCAAAACCAACTAACATAAAATCTGGTTCTACGAATTATAGCTACACTAATAACAGCAATAATAAACAGCTTGCATCCATACCAGTAAACACGGTTGTGGCGGCAAGAAGTGCCGATTCTACCCTTTCGGCGGGAGGTATCGGAGGAACACAAGCTATGGGAACTGGTGGTGGAGCTCCGTCTAGTACATATAATCCAAGCGATGTGACTGCAGGAAATATAGCAAATGGTCTCAACCCAGATGGTACAAGTAAGGTCACAGGAACGACAGGAGAATCAGTTGCGCCTGAGTTGACGGCAATCGAAAAAGCTCGCCAGAAAGTATTACAGGAGGCACAAGGAGCTCCGTCTATGGAGGAGCAGCTAATTCGAGCTAGAGAAGATGCGCAACTTCGTCAGAGACAAGAAGAAAGAAACCAGATTGCTAACATGCTCAATTCGGAGACTACTCGTATGAATCTTGACTTGCAAAGCTTAAGAGGAGTTGGTGCTAGAGAAGGGGTTACAGAAGCGGTCTACGGTCAACAATCCGCAGAGGTTACTCGGGAAGCTATGGCACGTATCCTTCCGCTCCAAGCTCAACTGGCAATGGCTAACGACAACGTGCAGCAAGCACAAGACCTCGCAGACACCCTATTCTCTGCTTATTCTAAGGACGCTCAGAATAAATACGATACTAGAGTTAAGGTAGCTCAAGCCAATTTAGATTTCCTTACCGCAGATGAAAAGAAAGCACTTGATGCCAAGCTTCGTGTAGAAGACCAGAATCTCAAGACATACAATTCAAGGATAGATGCGGTTACTCAAATGACACAGCAAGCATTTAAGGATGGAAACGTGTCACTGGGTAATGCACTTATGAAGAACACCCCTCCAAAGTATACAGGTACGGCTGATGATGCTATAAATTTCAAGCGTTGGGAAGCAAATGTAAACAATACATTGAGTAAATATGGCGCAGCCGCAGCACAAGCAGCACAGACAACGGCACAGGCGCAAAGCCCCGCAGTCACAGAGATGTTGTCCCTCGCAAATAACATTATTGGTAAAGCGGGTACGAGTGCATTTAAATCTGTTGTCGGATTGCCTGGCCCATCTAAGTTTATTCCAGGAACTCAGGCGCAGACCGTTCGAGCAAACATAAATCAACTTCAAGGTCTCCTTTCGCTCGAAAACAGGCAGAAGTTGAAGGGTTCTGGCGCAATATCAGATTACGAGAGTAAGGTACTTCAGCAATCAGCATCGTCCTTGAACACCCTGATGCCAGAAATTGATTTTGTCAACGAATTGAAGAGAGTAAGAGGTGTGATGCTGTCCGCATCTGGTCAGCCAGTATCTGTGATTATCACAGACCCTAAGACTGGTCAGTCAAAGAACGGAACAGCAACGAGGGAGCAGATTGAGGGCGCAGCAAATGGTGGATATATAATTCAATACAACTAATATGGCATTTGACTTCAATACATTTGGAGCACCAGAACAAGAAAGCCAAACTCCGACTACAGGTTTTGACTTTAAGGATTTTGGTGCACCAGTAGCCGCAGAGACAACGACGAACACGAATTGGCTCAAAGCAATTCCTGATTTTCTGAGTGGAAAGGTAAAAGAACGTGCGGCTAAAACCGAAGAACTCACCAAGCAGCCTGAGAGTAGAGGATTTATTGATACATTGTTAGGGGCAAGTTCCATTATTCCGAGAAATGTATTGAGAACAGCTGGCCAAGCTGCTGGTCTCGTCGGTGATGTGGTTGGTGGAGCCGCTATTGCCGCAGGGAAAGCCATTCTGCCTAAGAGCATCGAGGATAAAATTACTAATACTGTACAGAGCATAGCGAAAAGCAAGACTGCCCAAGAGGCAAACAAATTGTACAGCGATTTTAAAGCAAAATATCCCGAGGCAACTAAAGACCTGGAGGCTGGCTTAAACGTACTTTCTCTGGTTCCAGCAGGTAAGGGTGGCGCAATTCTTGGTAAAGAGGTTGGTGCGGTAGCACAGGATGTTAAATCTATTGCTAAAACGGTGCTTCCAGAGAGCGGCCTAAATACATCTAAGATAATCAGTGAATACAAGACAGCAATTAAGCCATCTGTGACTGGAAAAGGAACGCTCCAGCAGGTTAAAAACTACGATAATGCTATTGTTGATTCGGTAGACTCAATTGTAAAAAATAAAGCGAATCTTTCTTTTGTAGATGAATCAGGAAACGTGATGAAAGGAGAGCTTCCAAAAACTGTGGAGGAGTTTTCTCAGGCAGTTGATTCTACTAAAAAGGAGATATTTAAAGCTTACGACGAGCTTGCAAAGAAATCAGGAGAAACTGGTGGAAAAGTCTATCTTGGTAAACTGATACCAGACCTAGACGAAATAATAAACAATAAATCTCTACAGATAGCTAAACCAGAAGCAGCCAAATACGCCTCCGAACTAAAGAATAGACTTGCGTATGAGACCATTGATAATGCAGACGGTACGATTACACAGAAATTGCGCCCAGCATTAGACACTTCTACGATTCAAGATGTCATAAGTCACTACAACAATTCACTTTCTTCGTTCTACAGAAACCCAAGCTATGACGCAGCTTCCCGTGCTTCTATTGATGCGTTGGTTGTTAATAAGCTCCGAACATTACTTGATGAAACAATAGCAAAATCACAAGGAGACGGCTACAGCATTCTAAAGAAGAAATATGGCTCACTTAAACAGGTTGAAAAAGACGTCATTAAACGTGGTCAGGTTATTGCCAGACAGAATGCGAAGGGCTTAATTGATTTCACCGACATAGGAAGTGGAGCAAGTGCTGTGTATGCTATAACCAACATGAATCCGCAAGTTCTAGCGGCTTCGATTGCAGCAAAGGGAATTAAGGCGTATCTAAAATGGAGAAATAGCCCAGATAGAGCCATTAAGTCTATGTTCGAGACGTTTGAAGCTAAGACCCCTTCTCTAGGCGATCAAAATAGCTCCATAGCCCAAAGCCTAATGTCATCATCAAGAGAGTTGAAAGGAAAAGCATCACCTAAGAATACGCCGTTCGTTCCGAAGAGTCAAACTGGTAAATTCTTGCAGGAATATATTAAGAATCCAAAACTCGGTCTTAGTGTTCGTGCGATTAACCCAATAGACATAAATGAAGCTGTATTTAATCACTTAGATGAACTGAAACAGGCCGTGAGTGCTGTTCGTAGAGGTAATGGAAAGATAAATCTAAATGATATTGAGTTTCTAGATAGAATATCGAATATAAAAACGAAAGACCTTACCCCAATGGATGTGAGGAGGTTCTATGAGCTAGCTGCAACGGTAAAGCGTACTGACATAGTGGATAGTATTAATCAAGAAATTGCGACAAAAATAAAACCAACCTTCAAACAAAATCCTACTACTGGTAAAATGGAAGGGTCAGTTAAACCCGCTGAATCTAAACTCTTAGAAGAAGCTAAGAAATATAAGAGTGCGGAGGAGTTTGTGAATAAAAATACCATTGTGCGTGGTGATACAACAAAAATACCATTTGAAAAACTTAATACTATTGAACAATTCAAACCAGGAGAAAAGGAAGCGCTATCAGCATTTCATGATACGCCAGGTCTATATTTTACTGATTCAATAGAAAACGCCTCATCTTATGGAAAGAATATTACTAAGGTAGCCGTAAACCCAAAAGCAAATATTATAGATGGGGAAAGTGCGGGGAAGATACTTTCTCGAAAAGATGTTGAAAAGATTGTAAGAAGTAACCCTGAACTTGAAATGGCGGCTTCAAACTGGTCTGAAAATGTTAATGATGGCATCACGCAAATAGTCGACACTATAATGGAAGAAAAAAATAATGGTATGGAGTTCTTGAAGTCTATTTGGGCAGACGGAGGTTTTTCTGAACAGGATTTTGTAAATGCAATGAAAAAGTTTGGTATTGATGGAATTAAAGTTGGAAAACAAGAAAAGGGATGGAATCACTTTATTTTCTATAATAAAGACGCCTTAATCCCAGAGTCTAAACTCATCGACATCTGGAACAAAGCAAATAAGAAATAGTATAATATACACATGGAACTTACTCCACAACAATTAAAGAAAATAAACCGCCTCGATAAGTTTATTGCTGATAAAGACCTTGCTACAGTAGAGGAGTTTTCCAACTTGGAAGATAAAGTAGACGCTATTGCTGAAAAGGTTGATACCATAGCTGAATCTACCGCTTCATCTATAGCCCAAGTCTCAGAAGAACTAAAAAAAAAGTTATCAGAAGAATTAGTCTACGAAATTGATGAACAAAAGATAGTTGATAGTGTCCTTGCTAAAGTTCCCCCACCAAAAAACGGAGAGAATTATGTCTTAACGGACAAGGACAAAAAGGACATAGCTAAGTCTATAGATGTACCCGTCGTAGAAAAAGTCATCGAAAAGACAGTTGTTAAAGAGCCTACCTATACAAGAGTAGAGAATTTCGTTGAGAATAAGGACACAGGAGAGCAAATAATAGATAAGATAAATGTAGATGAAAGTCCTAAACTAATTAAAAGAGACAAGGTTGAGGGCCTGGACTTAGAACTTAATCGACTCGATAACACGACAAGAGTAATCGGGGCCAATAGAAACCTTTGGCAACTCCTAGACGTAAATATATCTAATCCTACAGCAGGGCAAAACCTTGAATGGAATGGTACTCAGTGGGTGAACTCTACAGATGATACTGGCTCAATAAATGGAACAATAGCTTCTGGTCAAGTCGCTTTTGGCACAGGCGTAAATACTATTGGAGGTTCTAATAATTTTACTTGGGACGGTTATAGCATCAATTTACCTCTACTGGGGGCCGACTATTCTACTTTGTACAGGAGTAGTATATTAACTGTCGACTCTGTCGGTCATGTCACGGCGCCAAGCGGAAACATCTATCACGAGCTTGTCGGTGGGGGTCTTCAATCTGACTTTGGTTTTGGCTTCAATGCAGATTACGGTATCTATCTGGGAGTAAATTCAACTGAACCTGGAAGCATATATCACGATGAGTCAGATTACTTCGGCCAGGGGGCAAAAACAATCGTCCACATCGCCCAGAGCGGTGACTTTGCTTTTATAGGACAGAACCCCTCAACTGGTGTAACCGAGCCAGCCACAGTGTCGATACCAAACGGAACTCTATCCACATTTAACCTTTCTTCAATTGGCGGCACTTTTGAAGTACAAACAGGTGGAGATGACTACAATAAAATCAGTGCATCTACGCAAGGAAAAATGATTTTCACTGCTGGTAACAGTGATACTGGAAACGGCTCAGAAGCAACATTCACAATGACAGACGGCTTGAATTTTACGGGTGTGAAGGCGAACTCTTGGGGCTACCATATAAGTGTAGACGATGAACAATCTGGCCTAGACATCACGACGACCAATAACCAAGGACAGGGAGACATAATAGGCTGGGGTTATTTTCTTTCCCATGTAAGCTTTACTGCACAGCACCCATCAAACACGGGAAATCCTGAAACCGTTGTGTGGCAAAAAGCAAACAACTATCTTTCTATTGAAGTCGATGGGAACTTGTATGACGGTCAAGGTTCTAACAGATGGGGCCGCAACATAAAGCTTATTGCTGAGGGTAACAACAACGGAGGTTCCGGCGGCGATATTATTCTCACCCCTGGCACTGGTGATACGGCACAGCCTGTTGGAAATGTAATAATTTCAACACTTACTTCAAATGGATTCTTGAAGACGTCTGGTGGAACTGGGACCATATCGGTTGACACGACATCTTACCAACCACTTGATGCAACTCTTACGTCTCTCGCTGCAATTTCTGGTGTACAGGGGGATTTGATATATGCTTCAGGAACTGACACGTGGACACGTCTTGCAAAGGATACAAATGCAACTCGTTATCTTTCTAACACGGGCACAACCAATAACCCTGCGTGGGCGCAGATAAACATGACCAACGGAGTCACGGGCACGCTTCCTGTTGCGAATGGTGGAACAGGTGCGGCAACATTCACTAACAATAGGCTTCTTACTGGAAATGGTACATCAGCATTGGTAGACGAAGCAAATGCAACATTTGATGGCACAACTCTCACAATCGTCGGTGTCCAGTCTCTAAAACAAACCACTACAAACGCAACGATTCTAGGAGACACCACTGGGAACACTAGAGGTAGCCGTGCTGTTGACCTACAATCATACAGAGCTTCTGTTACACAAATCGCTAGTGGTTCAGAGTCAACTACAGTCGGTCTACGAAACACGGCCTCTGGTGCGAATAGTGGAGCTTTCGGCTGGCAGAATACTGCGGTGAATCTAAACGATAATGCTTTTGGATATAACAATACTTCTTCTGGCGCATACTCTACTACCGTTGGAGGCTCTAACACGGCATCTGGGTACGTTTCAACCGCCTCTGGTTATCACTCAACAGCGTCGGGCTCGTATTCAACAGCTATGGGTCGTGAAGCTAAAGCATCAGGTAATTACTCAGTGGCAATCGGTGCAGTGACATCTTATCTCGCAGACGATATGGGGGCGTATGCTGCAAATAGTGTGGCCATAGGTTACAACACAAGAGTTCAGTCATCAGCGACAAACAGCGTTGCTATCGGTGCGGCGGTGAACAACTCAACAGCTAATAGCGCAGAAGTCGGAGCATCCAACACCGAAAAACTCCGTATCAGTTCTGCTGGTGCAAATCTAATTACCGCAGCAGGAGTGTTTGCTGTAAATGGCACGGCCCTACCTACATTCTCTAATACGGGCACATTTACAAACAAGAGAATAACCCCTCGTGTCGGGACAACCACTTCATCAGGTACGCCAACCATAAACACAGACAACGTTGATACGTATATTTTGACTGCACAGGCAGCGAATATCACGTCGATGACAACGAACCTATCTGGTACCCCAACGTCTGACCAGAAGTTCAGCCTCATCATAACTGGCACGGGCACATTTGATATTACTTGGGGTACTGGGTTTGAGAGTGGAAACATTACGCTACCAACAACGGGCGCAATCACGACCACAAGAACCCGTTTTGGATTTGCATATAACTCTACAACGTCGAAGTGGAGAATTGAGAGTGTCTCATAATCGTGCCTTGTCACCCTCCCTCATTAGGGTGGATGACAGCGCGTGATTAAAACACATGGCAACACCAATACAAAAATCAATAAGCCAAAGCTTCGCAACCAATGTAACTGGTTCTGGAAATAATCAGTGGAATCTTACCGTCGGTTCTGGTTACGTACAGGGTGCATGGTTTCTAAGACACCCAGCTAGGCAAACATCCGAGAGAAATAGTGGGCTTTCCGCCGCTTACATGGGCTGCCTTCGAGCCACAGTGAGAAAAGGCAATCCGTCCAACGTGGAAAGCTACTGGGAATATACTGGTTCGTGGGAGGATTTGGGTGTGCCAAAAGGGTCTGTAGTCAATTCTATAACAGCAAACTTCAAATATAGGTGGCAGTGTCAGACCAATAGCAATCATAAGGCAACTGATAACCTCGCAGATTTTTCAGGCCTTAACGCTGGTGTTGGCCCTATGACGATACGAGATAGTGGAGGAACTTCATTGGGCACAATATCATCACGACAGTTCGCTATAGATAGAACCCCATCAGAAGGTATTCAATGGAAATGCTATCCTGATGGCGACAATGATGGGAGTATCATATCTCAAAATAGCTCTACTGGCGGGTGGTTCACTTCAACAGGTTCTCCAGTGACTATTGTGCATCCAAATGCGCTATCGAACAAAACCATAAAGTTGAGGATAGGTTTATTGCACCCGTCACTTACCGACCCTGGAATGGGGCTACACTCTTGGCTGAGGACAAAGATTGACCAAGTTGATATAACGATTCAGCATTCCCAAGGAACGGCTTTTTTTAGCTTTTAGTTATCCACAGGCGACTTTAATAGTATGATATAATATATCCATGAAAACCATAAAAGACCTATCTGTATTAGAATTAAAAGCCGCTATATATGACCATTCTGTGCAAATAGAACATAGTAGCGCAATTATCAAGGCATGCAAATCTGAGCTCGCGGAGAGAGCTAACACCGTTCCAAATGATGCTGCCAAAACAGTAGAAGAAGTCGGCAAGCTTTATAAGAAGTCTAAATCAGCGGCCAAGCCTACTGCCTAACATGAGTGATATGGAATCCCTTAACAAACAAGAAATCAATTTCCTGAAAGAACAGATTAAAGACCTCAAGACAAGAATGGACGAGGGGTTTGATAAATTAAATGCCAAGCTCGAAATCTTAATAGAGGGATATGTTAAACGCGACGAAATGGAAAAGGCTGTAGCTGCACTTGAAAAAGAGATAGATGGTCTACAGAGCAATTGGACGTGGCTAGTTAGAACCATTATCGGAACTATTGTGGTGGCTGCAATCGGAGCCGTAATAGCTTTTAAATGAAATTATCTCTTAAATATCCTGTAACTCCGTTCATAATCAATCAGCATTTTGGTGATGATAGTGCCTGTTATCGTGCGTCCGACCAAAAGGTGGTCACTAAAATAGGTGATATTTGTCCTGTAGGATTTACTTCTTTGTATGCCGCTTCTGGCATGAAGGGCCATAATGCTACCGACTTATATGCCACTGATGGAACTCCTATCTATCACTGTGGTCCAGATGGGTTTGTAGAAGAAGTGCAATCAGAATCAGCCAGAGGTCTTGGACTCGGCATCGTTTCTAATGACAAGTTTGAACATGAAGCAGGGGAGACACAAGTTAAACTACGTTATTGGCACTTAAAAGATTTTAATGTTGGCTATGACGATGTAGTAAAGACTGGCGACCTGATAGGGTGGGCAGACAATACAGGATTCAGTTCGGGTAGCCACCTCCATTTAGAGCTGAAGCCTGTGGCAAAGAATAGCAAGGGCAGTTACTACAATCTTCTGCAGGAAAATGGCTACTATGGCGGGATTAGTCCTGAGCCATACCTTGAACACAAGTTTATTTTTAATAAGAACATGAAACTTGGAGATAGTAATAGTGACGTAAAAGAACTACAGAAGCGATTAAATGAGTTGGGCTTTACCGTATCAGAGAGTGGCGCAGGTTCTAAGGGTAACGAAACAGATTACTTTGGCTTCAAGACACGTCAAGCCCTCGCAAAGTTTCAAGTGGCAAACGGCATTTCTTTAACAGAAAGTGTATTCGGATATTGGTGTGGACAACGTACTAGACAAATTCTAAATAAATAGTGTTATAATTATATAGACGGACGTTCTGGTTCAACAACTACTGGGGCTATCCAGCCGCAACACATAATTCGAGAGTACATTTCATATTTTTATCTCTCAAAGTTATCTATAAGGACATTCGTCACGGAGTGTCTTTTTAGTTATCCACAGGCTAGTTTGCTACACTGTCAAGTTAATGGGATAATACAGGTATGGATAAAAGACAATTCTCATCTGGTGCAGTAAGAGACATAGACACAGACAAGGAAAACTATATTGAGTCTGTCTCTTGGATAGCTTTAAGACGTTATGCGAAGTACATGAAGAAAGCTTCTAGCAAATATGGAGAAGGTAACTGGATAAAGGGCATCCCAATAACTGAATATGAAAAATCTTTAATGAGGCACATACAGAAATACTTTGCCAACAAGTACAATGGTGCAAACCTTGAGCCAGAGTGCGACCACCTTAGTGCCGCGCTCTTTAATTTACAAGGAATTCTTCACGAAGAAGAAAAAATAAAACAAAGTGAACAGGGATAATGTTATAATTAAGGGTGGAGGTATTATGAACACTGACAAACTAAAAGAGTTTCTGACAATACAATGTCAGACTCATTCCGACACCGAAGTCGGTCAGATGCTTGGCAAAAGCAACTATGTGGTGTTCAGGCTTCGCAAGAAGTTCGGGATACCTGCATGCACAGCTTTCGCAAAGGATTTAATCGGCAATGGTTTCGATGGTGAAAACTGGAGTCACGGCTGGCTGAAGAACGACAAGACGTCAATCTTCATCAGAAATGAAAACGGTTTCATGTCCTACGAGGATATTAAGGACGAGCTTGTTGCAGAAATGCGCAAGTATGCTCCTAAGTATCCTACCATCAAGCGGTCTAAAATCACTGACGGGCACTTACTCATCATTGACCCCGCTGATGTTCACATCGGAAAGCTCGCTATGAGCGAGGAGACTGGTTCTGAATACAATATCAAGCTAGCTAAACAGCGTTGCATTGATGGAGTAAACGGAATCATCCAAAAAGCTCAAGGCTTTCCGATAGACAAAATCATCTTCGTGATTGGAAACGACATTCTACACGTCGACAATCCTTTTAGAACCACCACAGCAGGTACCAAACAAGATACCGATGGCATGTGGTGGCAAGCCTTCAAGGAAGCGAAAGATATGTATGTCTCTATTTTGGAGAACTTGCTAACTATCGCTGACGTTCATGTTGTGTTTTGTCCTTCCAATCACGATTACGCTTCTGGCTTCATGCTCGCCGACTCTCTGGCTAGTTGGTTCCACAATAACAAAAATGTGACGTTTGATTGCAGAATCATCCATCGCAAATATGTTCAATATGGAACTAACATGCTTGGGTTTGACCACGGTGACGGAGCAAAGGAGCGTGATACAAAAGACTTGATGGCTGATGAGGAGCCACAAATGTGGGCGAAGACAAAGTTTCGCTACGCTTTCAAACATCATATACATCACAAGAAGAAAGCACACTTCCAAAGTGGTGCAGACTTTATTGGTGTAACCGTGGAGTATCTTAGGACACCATCTGAATCGGATGGGTGGCATTCACGGAACGGTTATATCGCACCAAAAGCTGTAGAAGGTTTCATCCACTCAAAGACTAATGGGCAAGTGGCTCGTCTTACGCACTACTTTTAGTTATCCACAGCCCCTCTTGTAGGGGCTTTTTATTGGCGCTATAATGATTACAGATTGACATACCTTTCTTCTATTCCTCATCTGAAAGGGTGGGGCAATCTCGTAGATTCCTCTAGCTTCGATTGTGTCCAGTTGCGACTGCTCCTACCAACCACTAGGGTAGAGTTAATGTGGTTTCCTGAGCGGTCGCGCATGGATATAATCACTCGGCTGGGGAATAGAAGATGGGTAAGGTGGGCTTATAGGGCGCGAGACGTTCGGACGCCGTAAAGTCGGCAGAAGCGTGTCCCGCTCGCTACGAGCCTATCTCCGCACCTTGAAAGAGAAATAGATGGAATATACGAGTTGAAGTAAACAACTATAAAAATGTCAAAAAGAAAATCAAATGTTTTGCTGGAGAACAAGAAAACCAGTGAACTCTTAGATAGACTGCATGATTTAACAAAATACGATAGGGATTATTCAAAAGAAGAAGAATTAGAAAGAGAAGAAATTAAAGAAGAACTCCTGTTTCGTGAACCCTTTTATTCCCTTAACTATCCAAATGATAATGGAGATTCGTTGGAGGAAATTGTAGAGGAATTTTCAGAAGATATAAAGAAACTAAAACGCCATAAGCATGACGAAAAGACTGGCGATGTAACTGTAAGAATTTAATTATAAACCGCTTTGACTCGTATTCTCTGTCTATTTCAGTTGGTGATGTGTTGGAGGGTGCGTACAGGCGTTTCTACGACCCCCTTCTGCAGAAGTTTTGTGGGTACGAAAGACTAAAAGGTGTAATTCCTCACCCCTCTCCACCACACCATCAACAAAATAGTTGTGAGATGAAATCGTGGTTAGTTTAGTGGTAAAAACGCCGCCCATAGACGTATGGATAATCGGAAAGAGTAGGTTCGATTCCTATACCACGTACTCATCTCATAACAAGTTAGTAGGTAGAAATCTGTGGTGACGTCCAGTGAGACGATGAGGGTGCACATAAATAAGTACAGGCGCCAAAAAGTAGGTAAGCACTCCTACCCCCGCTTCAATGACCAGCCTGTTGTCCTGCAAGTCAAACCTTGCCCACAGAACTCTATCTATTAACCAAAGGAGTCTATATGTACAACACCCAATGTAAAGGATGCGGGACAATGTTCCGCTCAGATACAGGTGTGTACATGGACTATTCGTTCTGGTGCACACTTCGCTGTTATCAACAATACGACTGGCGAAAGATTCGCTGGTGGAAATTAAGGAGGTGGTAGATGTGGATATTCCAATTAACCATTTCAATCCAAACTGGGAGCGGCATATTCTGCCAAACCCGAATCCTCGTTGCTACGTGCAGCGAATAGTCAGACCATTGAGATTATGCCGTCACACCAGACGCGTCTTCTCAAAAGTGGAAATCAGCTCGGCAGAATTTCCTTTTTGCTGTGGCTCATTCAAACTTCGTGGTGTCTGCGGTATCGTCTATGTAAGACGAATCGTTGATACGAAACTTTTGCAGTAAGTCCGACAGTGTTCGCTACCTAGGACATACTCAACCCGAGACCGTGTGGTGGCGCGGTCTCTTTTTTATCTCGGGATAGTGAAGTAGTTTCACGACGGGCTCATAACCCGTAATCAAAGGTGCAATTCCTTTTCCCGAAACATGTTAATATACACTGTCCCCGCTTAATTAGGGGATTCCGCCTGTGGCGAACGAAAACACTTATCCCCAACTCCCATTAACGGTATTGGGGATTTAGTGTATACTTGTGGACAGACTTTCACTGTAAAAGGCACATCAAGGCTAATGATTAGTCGTCTTAGCTGAAATTGAGACCCTCTGAACTCCCCTTAATAATCCATAATGATTCTAAAATACCTTGTCTTACCTTTTTTCACTTTATTCTCAATAGCGCAAGCACAAGCCCCTGTGGTAGATTCGATACCTAACGAGCCTAAAATCGCCTATAACGTGGTATACGAGCTCACAGAGCCTATAGAAAGTCAGATACTCAGAGCGTTTCCTACCGCTTCTACCACTATGTTGGCCATAGCAAAGTGTGAAAGTGGACTCAAGCAGTCTGCTGTATCACCTACTGGCGACTTCGGGGTGCTACAAATTAACGAGTTCTATCATGGTGCAACCGCCAAACGGCTAGGGCTTGATTACAAGCACTCGGTAGCTGATAACATAGCTATGGCGGTACTTATCCACAAGGAAGGAGGTTTTACACGCTGGGAGTGTTATAATAATGGTGGCTACTTAAAGTATTTATAAACTAATTTAATTCGTATGGAGATATTAAAATCAGCTTCTAAGGTCGTATTTATTCTAATGGCAGTCGCAGTTGTAGGTCTAACCGCTTTTGGTAAGGTTGAAGCAAAGGACTTTATCATGCTCGCTTCAATGTCATTCGCCTTCTATTTCAGTAATAAAGGAGATTCGTCACTTCCGTTTGCGGGCAAATAAATATGGAACTTGACTACTCAGACTTGTATGGGATTAGAACGCTTGTATTTCAGGAAACAGAACCACAGTCTAATAAGTACTATCAAGTTATCCTTAACCAAGAGGAGTTCAAACGAATGTCTTTGAGTTTGGGGAGCGTGGTGGGAGAAATACGGAAAGGAATAGATGCCGTTCAACTTAAAATTTCAGAAGAGACGTACGATTTGCCAGACCTACAAGAGGCTGTTGATGAATAGTTATCCACAAGGGAGCCTCGATAATTCGGGGCTTTTTTGTTAAAATTCTATAAATGACATGTTTACTATGCAACACACCCCTCAAATTCAGGAAATACGACTACTTTAATATAATTAAAATCGTTCATGAAAAATGTAAAGAAGACCTTGAAAAAGAAGCAGAAACAATACAAAGGCAAGCGAACATCCAAAAGATACAACATCGTGTCGAAAGTGGATACTACGCCGTACAACGACTTATTGATAACGCTGGTGATAGAAAAGGTAAAGCGTTCACATTTACGATGGTTTAGAGTTTAGTAACACGCCATCCAAGTAATACTTTCAACCAAAACCTATCCCACACTTTGTTTTGAATGATTTTGAGGTGATCCATATTATTTTAATAGTTTATAAATAAACACCATGTATATAATCAATATAACTACTAATGTTCCTGAGTCTATAATTTGTGATTCCATATTATTTATAGGTTAGTGATAGGGGTTACTTTCTAAGCTCCTCAACAATCTTTCTAAAGTCTTCCCAGAGTTTTGCCATAGTATTTGGCGGTGCATCTGGCAAGTCACTCATCCATTCTGGTGTACAATATGATGGCATGTTATTCTTCGTATTTTTTATCTAGTAAAAAGGCTATAGCTTTTAGCTGTTCCGAATCAAATGCGCCATCCACGACAACTGTATCTTCGCCGATAAACTCTCCGATATAACTACAACCCTCTAGTATTTTTAATGCTTTTTTTATTGTCATATCTATTGCTTAAAGCTAGTTAAATTACTAAATTTCCTCTTTCATCATACCTTGTAATCTCTGCCTCAAATGTACCTAACTTATGTTTTCCACATTTTGTGCAGAGAAAGTTTGCATTTTTGCCGCTTATGATTTCAGCAACACAAGAGGGTAGGTGAATAGACTCATAAATCCAATCATGCCAGCAAAATAATCTGCCGCCGATTTCCATTCGCTTCTGTATCGCTATTTGTAGATAGTTTTTATTCATCTCTTTAGCTTAAAGCTATTTAGGATTTTAGTAAATCTATCTATTGCTGAATTATAGCCTTTCGCTTCCCACGACTCCGTTTTCTCTCGGCGTACATCTTCCGGCATTTTTTCTGCCTGTATTGCCTCCTCAATCGCTTCTATGAGGGAGGAGTCACGGGAGTAGAGGTAGGATTTGAGGTATCTGTTTATCCTGACGAATTTAGGCTTTCCGCTTTCTGTCGTGCTTGCATCTTCCTCCATTCTCCATACATCACCAAACTTCTCATCAAAATCTGTGTCAAGTTTTTCTATTAGTGGGTGGGGCATGTTAGTAATTAGTTATTTTGTAACCTAGGAAGATTCGGATCAAGATACGACGGAACAGTGTTGGTTTACCGTATATCAGCGATTCTCCTAGCCATAGTTCACATTTCTTTTTCTTATCCCAAGCTCTAAATTTTATTTCTCTCATATATTATTTCTTGAATTTATAAGTGATAGTGATTGGAACCAGGTCGTCTATACATATCCATTTATCATAGCGTGCTACCGATTTGGTCTTATAGATGTATGGCTTGCCGAAGCTATCGAATTCTATCTTGCTTCCCCGTATATTTGCCCACGCTTTTATTGTTTTCTTCTTCATTTTATTCCAAAGATAATTTTAAGATTTGATAATTGATTAGCTTTCATGAACTAATGGTATAGAGTTCGACCACATCTCTTTTGTAATTGATTGTTTCCAACTCATCGCTAGTCCTATATCCTCTTTCTTTCCTATCTCTGGGTCTATACCTGAAAGATATAGCTTATCTGTGCTTGGGCAGTTATAAATAGCGAAGTACGCATCTATCGTGAACATCCCTTGTGGGATTTTTAGAAGTTCGTAAGTAACTTTCTTACCCTCAAGGGTTTCTTTTTGTGTCTTGTCTACAATTGTTCCCAACTTTTTGAAGTCAGATACATCACAGAACATCATTGCTTGTGTACGTTGGTCGATGTCTTGTATTTCAGTAATCTGCTTGAATGAGAGTTTCCTGTTCACAACTTTCTCCCATAGGTCTTTCGGGAAAGACACGCCATTCAAGTGGAACAATTCTTCACCACCTTTCCATTTTATTGATGGACTGTCAGAGGAGTGAAACGCATTACGACTGTTTATCTTCACAATCGGGGTGGGAACAAGATATAAAGTGTCTTCATACTCAACTCTATAGCCTAACCCTGCCTCTTTTGCTTGCATAAGTAGCTCACTATATTTTAGATATATCTCATCATTCTGGTTCGGTTGTGCATCTGTCGGATTTTCGATATACTCATGCTCAATAACAAACCAGTCGAAGTCGTAATCTAACGCAGACCTCGCAGACCACGCAGACCCCGCAGACCCCGCAGACCTCGCAGACCACGCAGACCACGCAGACCACGCAGACCACGCAGACCAC